GTATTACTAGGCATAGTTGCAATATTGCTTGCTATTTCATATTACTTCTATAGCCAAAACCTTATTTTGCAAACCAACAATGCTCTTTTAGAAGGTGCTGTAGCAACACAGGAAGAAGCAATAAAGTCCATACAAGCAGACTTTGAGTTGCAAACACAACAGTTACAAGACCTTAGTGTAAAAAGTCAAAAAGCACAAAGAGAACTAAGCAGATATACACAGTTTATACAAAACTATGAGTTAGCCTCAAAGATATTGGCTGACCCAGTTGAAATGGAGAGGAAGATAAATAATGGTACAAAGCATATCATGGAGGACATTGAGAAACTCAGCACCACTGTTGATCATCTTGATGATGGCTTGCAGTTGCAGTCTTATTCCAACTAAACAAATACAGGTAAGTGCAAAGCCTATAGAAAGGAAGATAGTTCAACCTATCATGCCTAGAGAGATTGATCTCAAACAGCCTGAGTGGATAGCAGTTACACCTGAAAACTGGGAAGATCAATTAGCAAAAATTGAAGAGCAAGAAGGTGAATTGGTTTTTCTTGCTATGACTATACCTGACTATGAAATTATGGCTTACAACATGCAAGAAATTAAAAGATATATTACAGAACTTAAAGATGTGGTTGTGTACTATAGAAAAGTTACTACTAAAAAAGAGGAGGAATAATATGCATATATCAGATGCAGGAGTTGAATTAATTANACATTTTGAGGGTTGTCCTACAGATGATGAGGGTAATTGTGTTGCATACCTTGATGCAGTAAATGTGCCAACCATAGGATTTGGTCATACCAAAGGTGTAAAAATGGGTGATGTTTGGTCACAAGACAAAGCCAACATAATGCTTGAAACAGAACTAGAGGAATATGAAGGGCATGTCAAAAACTTGGTTAAGGCACCTCTAAAAGAGTGCCAGTTCTCAGCTTTGGTTAGTTTCTGTTACAACTTAGGACCGACCAATTTAGGCAGTTCTACACTTTTAAAAAAATTAAATGCCTTTGACTATGATGATGTGCCTGAACAAATACTTAGGTGGGACAAAGCTGGTGGCAAAAGATTAGAGGGTTTAGCCAAAAGAAGGCAGGCTGAAGCTAGAATGTATGAAGGTTTAGATTGGAAAATAGATGGTATTGTGTAAGAATAAAGTAGCACTTGGTTAAGTATGTTTCAATCTCCTCAAAATGTTATCAAGTGTAATGGGAAACTAGGCTTCTAGTTTCCCAACCTAATTATGGATGTAACCAAAATAAAATCCTTTGATGCTCTTTCTGATGATGAGCAAAAAAGAGCATTGCTTCTTATATCCAAATGGAAAAACATAAAAAGCCAAGAAAAATGTCAAAAAGATTTTTTGGAATTTGTCAAGTATTTATGGGATGGAGTCATTTTAGGTAGGCACCACAAAATACTTGCTGAAAAATTAAATCGTGTTGCACAAGGCAAGTGCAAAAGACTCATGGTTATGTTGCCTCCAAGACACTCAAAATCTGAATTTGCATCAACCTATTTTCCTGCATGGATGATGGGTTTAAATCCAGCACTTAAAATTATACAAGCAACTCACACCGCTGAACTTGCAGTTAGGTTTGGTAGAAGAGTAAGAAACATTATTGATAGCCAAGAGTATCAACATGTTTTTCCACAAATTTCTTTATCAGCAGACAACAAATCAGCAGGTAGATGGACAACAGATGATGGTGGAGAAGCTTTCTATTCAGGTGTTGGTGGTGCTATTACTGGAAGGGGTGCTGATCTTTTAATTATAGATGACCCACACTCAGAGCAAGATGCTATGTCACCCACAGCCATGGAAAGTGCATGGGAATGGTACACCAGCGGTCCAAGACAAAGACTACAGCCGGGAGGCACCATAGTTCTAGTTATGACAAGATGGAGCAGTAAAGACTTGGCTGGTAGACTCCTTAAAAGACAAACAGAAGAAAATGCAGATCAGTGGGAGGTTGTAGAGTTTCCTGCAATTATGCCTGAGTCTGATGAACCACTATGGGGTGAGTTTTGGAAGAAAGAAGAGCTACTAAGTGTCAAGGCATCTTTGCCTGTAGCAAAATGGAATGCTCAATGGATGCAGAACCCAACAGCAGAAAGTGGCAGTATTGTCAAAAGAGAGTGGTGGCAGAAGTGGGAGCTTGATGATATTCCTGCATGTCACACAGTTATTCAATCTTATGACACAGCTTTTTCTAAAAAAGAAACAGCAGACTACAGTGCCATAACAACATGGGGAATTTTTGACCCTGAAGATGGCTCAGAGCAAGCCATTATACTTTTGGATGCTAATAGATACAGAGTTGACTTTCCTGAGCTTAAAAAAATAGCACTAGAAGAATATAAATACTGGGAGCCTGACATAGTGCTAATTGAAGCAAAAGCATCAGGTACACCACTTACTCATGAGCTAAGAAGAATGGGCATACCTGTACAATCTTACTCACCAAGCAGAGGGCAAGACAAGATAGCTAGAATGAACAGTGTGTCACCCATGTTTGAAAGTGGTATGATATGGGCAACTGATGATCAATTTGCAGATGAGGTCATTGAGGAAATGGCATCTTTTCCATTTGGTGAGTATGATGACTTTTGTGATAGTAGCACCATGGCTTTGATGAGAGTTAGACAAGGAGGCTTTATCCAACTAAAATCTGATTATGAGGATGAGGTTACATTTGATAGAGGCAAATTAGCTTATTATTGATGAAAATATTTATTACAAAATTTTTACATGATGATCAAGAATTTAGCGGTCCAAATATCTATGCAGAATCAATAAAGGATGCACTCATTATAGCTGAAGGAGAAGGCTATGAGCTTGTGGGTGAGTTGACAGACATCATTGCTTTTAGTGACAAAGAAAACAAACACACAGTACATTAAATATGGTTACAGAAAATAAACTAGGCACAGAAAACAATCCTGACATTGTAGATCAATCAAAATCTATAGACATACCACAAGACACACCAACTTTTGATGAACAATTACTAGACTCATTAGAAGTTACTATTACTGATGATGAAATTATATTAGATGAAACAGACCCAGTGGGTGAAGAGCTTGCATTTGATAGCAACCTAGCAGATTATCTTGATGATAGTATATTGGGTGTATTATCAAACAAACTTATACATAACATTGAGTCTGATAGAGACTCAAGAAAAGAGTGGGAGAAAACCTACACAGATGGATTGAAATACCTTGGCATGAGGTTTGATGAACAAAGAAGCCAGCCATTTGAAGGCAGTTCAGGTGTTATACATCCAATACTAGCAGAAGCAGTTACCCAGTTCCAAGCACAAGCTTACAAAGAACTATTGCCAGCACAAGGACCGGTCAAGACACAAGTTGTTGGACAAAGATCAGCCAATGTAGAAATGCAGGCTGAAAGAGTGGCAGAGTTTATGAATTACTACATCATGAACAAAATGCCTGAGTATGACCCTGAGTTAGATCAGTTATTGTTCTATCTACCCTTATCAGGCAGTGCATTTAAGAAAGTTTACTATGATGAAGGATTAAAAAGACCTGTATCTAAATTTGTACCTGCTGAAGATTTACTGGTGCCTTATGAAAGCACAGACTTACTCTCAGCAGAAAGAGTCACACACATGGTCAACATGTCTACCAATCAAATTAAAAAATTACAATTATCAGGATTCTATAAAGATGTTGACTTGGTTGGAGATGAAATAGACATTACTGATAATGTCACTGATGAAATAAACAAAATACAAGGTGTAGAGCCTAGCTATGGTGATAGCACTGATAGAAAGATACTAGAAATACACACCATAGCAGACATAGAAGGCTTTGAAGATATTGATGAAAATGATGAACCCACAGGTATAAAATTACCATACATTATAACCATTGATGAATCATCAACAAAAATATTATCTATTAGAAGAAACTACTTACCCAATGACCCAGTAAAAAACAAAATTAATTATTTTGTGCAATACAAGTTCTTGCCCGGTCTTGGTTTCTATGGTCTTGGCTTATCACACATGATTGGTGGCTTATCCAAGGCATCAACCTCTATTTTAAGACAGCTTATAGATGCAGGAACCTTAAGCAATTTACCAGCAGGTTTTAAGGCTAGAGGCATTAGAATTAGAGATGAAGCATCTCCATTACAACCCGGTGAGTTTAGAGATATTGATGCACCCGGTGGTGCTTTAAGAGATGCCCTTATGCCACTGCCTTACAAAGAGCCAAGCAGTGTGCTATTTAACCTACTTGGCTTATTAGTACAAAGTGGACAAAGATTTGCAAGTATAGCGGACATGAACATAGGTGACTCTAATGCATCTATGCCTGTAGGCACAACTATAGCCTTGCTTGAAAAAGGCACCAAGGTAATGAGTGCCATCCACAAAAGATTACATTATTCACAAAAGAGTGAGTTTAAAATATTGGTTAAAGTTTTTGCAGACTTCTTGCCACCATCATATCCATATGAGACAGGCAGTGGTTCTAAAGAAATTAAGATAGAGGATTTCAGTGATGCAGTAGATGTCATACCTGTTTCTGACCCAAACATATTCTCAATGAGTCAAAGGGTTGTAATGGCACAAGAACTATTGACCATGGTGCAATCAAATCCTGAAATACATGGTGCAAGTGGTATATATGAAGCCTATAGAAGGATGTACTCAGCTTTGGGTGTAGATAACATTGATTCATTGTTACAGCCACCATCAGACAATAGACCCATGCCAACTGATGCAGGTATGGAAAATTCAGGCTTATTGCAAGGTATACCTGCAACTGCTTTTCCTGAACAAAACCATGAAGCACATGTTGAGGCACACAAGTCATTATTCTTGACACAATCTGTACAGACTAACCCACAATTACAGACCTTAATTATTTCTCATGTTATGCAACACTTACAATTCTTGGCTAATAAATTAGCACAAGAACAAATACCACCTGAGCTAATACAACAAATTGAACAACTATCTGTTGAATCAGCACAGCTAGAACCTGAGCAACAACAAGCAGTGCAAATGCAAATACAAACAATCATAGAGTCTTTCTCTTCACCAATCTTGGCAGAGCTATCAAATAACTTCCTTATGTCTGTACAACCACCTCAACAACAAGACCCACTTGTTGCTAT